TTCGTCTCGACCCCGAACTGTTATATAAAACAGTCGGATTTGCCCTCAATACACGAGGAGCAACTGCCAAGGCCTCTTGTGGGCCTACGGCTTGTCTAGAATCTACTAGACAAACAAGTGGCCAAACTGGCCTACTTACTTACCTCTGTAACTCAGAGGTACTAGAGTACCGATATAACTTCGTGACTCTTGAACCCACCAGAATTACTCGGTGGGTCCGTAGTCCAAACCCAACAGGGTTTAGACAAAGGTATAAGCTTGAAGCTCGTACCTTTTATTCAGTCTGGATAGAACTGAATTGCCGGGGACCAATTTCCCCAGACTTGGTGGATTTTTACCGCCAAGACCACAAGCATTTATGTTCAAATGCTTGGAAATTGGAGGAAATCCTCCAATTTACCCTCCATGGAGGGAATCCCGTTCCAATGAAATGTTGGAAAAAGGTAGTCTTTTTAGACTATGACTACTGGGAAGAACCAGTAGCTGTCCCTGTAAGAAATGCAGAGGACCTTTTGTGTTGGGCCGTACAAACGGCATTACACAAACCCGTACACACAAGGTGTGTACGTGCTCACGTAGTACGTGAGCCAGCGAAGGCACGGGTAATTACCGTTGCCTCCTACGCATACATGACAATCATGTATGTCTTCGGCCATCTTTGGCAGAAGATCATTCGGACAAAAAATCTCCGAAGTGGCCTAGTTGGTTCTAGGCATTTGTGGACCCTCTTACAAGAGGATCTACATCCCCAAAATCCTGTTTGGGGTGAGCTCTGTCATCCAGGCTCAAGGGTCTTTGCTTATTGCTCGGACCTAGAAGAGGCTACCGATTTTGGTAACCCAACCGTTGCCAGACAAATTTGGCACGCGATGATTATAAAATCATCGGCAATCCCAGAGTTTCCTCTGGGGTTGGCCACATTAGCTAAAACGCTATATTGTGGCAACCGGTTCATCTGGACCGGATCCACCGTGGTCAAAAAGACCAGAGGGTGGTTCATGGGAGATCCCATGACGAAAGTTTTACTTTCGCTCGCACAAGATTATGTGCGAAGAGAGGTCGATCCGATCCTCTCTAGTCAAGTCGGTGACGATGTCGTCGCACTTGACCGTTCGCGAACTAAGTTGGCGAACTATAGCCCCCGCCTAATTGCGATGGGTTTCAAGGTGTCAGAATTAGACACCTATATCACAGATAGATGTATGTTCTTCTGTGAAGAGGCTGCATTAGTACCTCA